GCCCTCCACAGGGTGCTGGTGCTAGGTGGAACATGGGGTCACCACCGGACAGGTTGGTTGCCCCAACCGCTAAAACTCCACCGGGGTATATTGCGTGGACAGACGGAAAAACTACCGTGCCTGTGCTGAAGGGGCAGGCCGGACCTGCGGGGTTCTGGCCCGGCACAGCTGGGTCTACCAGCGGCACACATAACGAGCGAGTAGAAGCTAAGGCTGCTGAATTTCTAAGGTCTGATCAAGATGATGCTAGGGCTATAGCTGTCTATGAAAACTACTACCGATCAGCAAAGGATCAGTTCGGCAATCTAGCTTTTCCGGATCGTCTTGGTGCCAAGCAAGCGGCTATAGAGGCGGTTGAAAATCTCAAGATTCAGTTGCGTATGCAGCCCGGCACATCTGGCGGTGACACCTCTGGACCCATTACCGATGAGCAAAAAGCGGCTAACGCTAACGCTTCACGCGATCAGGTGATCGCCAGACGGAAACAATTACAGGCAGAAAACCCGGGTAAATCAACCGACGAGATAGTTATAATGCTTATTAACGAAGGCTATAATCTGGAATGACGAGCTATACTATAGCTGATATATTCCAAGACGAGCCCAAAAAGAAAAAGGGGTTTTCCGTATCCGATATATTTAGCGATGAGGAAGACGAGGGGCTCTGGGAAACCACTAAAGACATAGCCTCAACAGCCTATGGAGCTATCCCCGAGCCTTTGCAGGAGGGGCTGGAGTCTGTAGGTGGGGGTATGCTGAGCGTGTTACACCAGCTAGGACGCCCTCAGAGCGCCATAGCGGGCGGTTTGTACAACATCTTTGAGGAGATGGAGGACCAGCGCCCAGAGGACGATCGCAGCGCTTGGGACAGGTATGTGACTGAAACATTCGAGGCGATGGGTAAAGGCTTTACCTACGAGGACGAGAAGCGAATCCAAGATATTATGGCTAAAGCCAACCCTGAGTGGGTGGCTGCGAACCCCATCCTGTCCACGATACTGGGGTTTGCCGGTGATGTGGTAACAGACCCGCTTAACCTTATTGGGGTGGGGCTTATACGCAGCGCCATCTCTGCGCCTGTCCGCGGTGTGGCAAAGGCTATGGAGGGCACAAAGCTAGGGGCTCAGCTGGCAGAGAAAGCAGACAACCCCATCCTACGCGCTTTTAATGTATACACCGGAGACAAGAAGGTATCTCGGGATCTCTACATAAAGATGATCGACAGGATACGCGGCAAGCAGGGTGAGATAGGCCGCACGTTAAAGATGGAATCCAGAGAGATGCGAGAGGCGGCTAGAGCGCTGGGCGTTAGCGTGAAAGATCTCAACCGCCAGATCCTCAGAGAGACTGAGGGCATGGCAGCTGCTGCCAATGTTCCCTCCAACCTTACGGGAGCGGCGCGGACAAAAGCTCAGGCAGAAGCTAAAGACATGAGCGAGATGTTTGAAACTCAGCTAACCCGAGAGCAGGCCGGCGTGCAAGTTCGTGTTGGTGATGACATTATGGGGCCACCAGCAGAGCGCGTTGGTCCTGTGGAGATAGGAGAGATAGATGTAGTGCGTGGTGCGGAGCTAGACCTCGGTAGAGGTTTGGCAGGAGAGGCTGCTGAGAGAGCGCCATACGTGCCTCACATCCTGGCGCCGGGGGGAGAGAAAGCACTAAAGAAAAGAGCTAGAAAAATCCACGGTGGAATGGAAAACATGCGGGATGCCTACAGGCAGATGCCCAACGCCATACGCAGAGATGTTAAAGGCACCGTAGAAGATGTGAATCTTAGATATAACACGGACTTTTTCCTGACTGATGTGCCCACTATCAGGGCGGTGAGGACAGCAGCTCACGAAACATCGATGGCCAGCAGGGATTTTCTAAAGCAGACTGCTGAAACTTTGGGCCGCAAAACAGCCGATGCTCCCGCTCACTGGATCCCCATCAAGGGGGTTGAGGGCGTGGTGTTTGATCCAAAGCTGGCTCCCTTTATAGACAACATGTACAAAACAGTGAGCGATCCTAAAAAGATCGGTGCCTTTCTAAAAATGACAGACAGGGCCACTAAATGGTGGAAGATGTGGTCGCTTGGTTTGCGTCCTGCTTACCACGCACGTAACGTGATAGGTAACCTGTGGAACGCATACAACATTGGTGGCATGGGGCCAACAGATGCTCATAGATTTGGGCAGGCTATGAAAATACAGCGTCAGTCTGCGGTGCCCAGTCCAACAAAGATGGGCGATATCAAGGGCTCAGTGGGCTTTGGCAAGTTCAGTGGCAAGACGGATGTAGGCAAGTTCGGCACACACTCCAATGAGCAGTTGTGGAAGTGGGCGCAAGAGGACGGCATCCTAAACCACGGCCAGTATGGGGCTGATGTGGGGCGTAACATAGAACGATTTGCAGTTAAGGATGCGCCTAAAACCGCAGCCGCTAGGTTGGCTCAGTGGGTCACACCAACAACTAAAAACAGGCTACTGCATGGTGGCTTTGCTACAGGCACCGCGCTGGAAAACAATGCACGACTGGCTCTGTATCTAACCACACTAGCTAAAACAGGCAGTCGGCAGAGCGCCAGGGCTAACGTGAAAAAGTCTCTATTCGACTACGCTGATCTGTCTGCGTTTGAGCAGAACACAATGAAGCGGTGGATACCGTTCTACACATGGTCGCGTAAAAACATTCCCGCCCAGATAGAAGCTCTTATAAAGAACCCGCAGCGCGGAGTTAAAGTAGACCACCTGATAGACAACATCCAGTACGGCGTGGACACGCCAAGCCTAGAAGAAACCAGTGAGTTCCTAGAGGGTCGAGCGCCTGTGTTCATAGACAAGTTTATGGAGGGTGGGGGTGGTGATGTACACAACGCCATTACTCTTATGAACTGGTTGCCAATAGTAGATCCAAACAGGCTACTTGATTGGAAGCCCATACGCGGTGGAAGATTCAAAGAGATAACAGCTGGAATTCCGTTTCCCACGTTGCTGTCTGAGATGACCAACCCGTTTTTCAAAAGCGTGTTGGAGGGGTTTATGAACTACGACATATACCGTCGTAGGGATATCTCAGAGTACCCGGGAAAGAAGATAGACTTCCTTGGTATGAGGATGCCGGTACACATAGCAAAACTGGCGCAAAACCTTGTGATGTTGTCAGAGTTAGATCGACTCAACCCAGATGGCATGTTCGGGGAGAGAACCAGAAAGCCTAGTGGTGAGGTTGTAACCACTGAAGCAAAGTTCAAACCACCGTGGCAGGATATGCCGGCATGGCGAGAGTCTCGAATAGACCAGCCCGTATCTATTAGATTGCTACAATACCTAGTTGGGTTGCGGCCCTACGAGGACAAAGGCGACGCAGAGATGTGGCGCGTGAGCAATTTGGGCAAAGATATCGAAACGCTGAAGTCGTTTGCGAGGAAAGAAGCCGCAAAAAATAACCGCGACTCTGTAAAAGATCTGATCCGCAGAATAGATCGCGTAACACAGGGGATGTAGCCGTGCCCATTAATGGGAGCTTGGCAAGGCTAGCACTGCGAACAACGGGCTGTCCGGTGGGACAGGCGAAGGATGCGTATGGGGTTTGTCAGTGGGTTTATGATGTTCCTGAACCGGTGGTACAACAACAAGATTGGCCAACAGATATACGGGACATTCTTACTGAAAATGATATTACCGACCTATCCGAACAAGATGCCATCGATATAGGGATTCTACCCCCCACCCCAGACAACCCAATAATAGATCAGCCGCTGGATGTAGTTGTACCACCAGTAGTAGTGCAGCCGCCAGTAGTGCCACCAGTAGATGTTCCAACCCAAGATGTGTCGTATCCCCCCGGTTATGATCCTATCTGGGATACTGAGGACATACCAGCGGGAGCCTCTTTTGAGGTAAGACGTGGGTTGTTACCCACTGCTACGCCTACCTTCATGGTAACAGGTGCTGAAGAACCATCTACTAGATGGTATTCGGGTAGTTATGGTTGGATGTTACCCGGTGGTCCGCATTATGCTGCCGAACGTGGGGGTTTTGATCCATACAATCCTTGGGGCGGAGAGGATAGGGTATATGGCTATGGGACTAATCTTACACCTTACGATGAGAGATGGTTTATTGGTGGGGGGCTACTCCCTGAATCTTACGGGGGCTATGTAGAGAATATCATAGATGGAGTCGGTACAATTCCAGGAGAGGCTGGATTATTGCAGCCTACGGTAACCGGTTCTTACGATATACAACCACCTGAAGAAAGAATCTTCTGGGGGAATCCAACTACTATAACGAGCAATGTTGGCGTGTATTCTGACCCAGAGTTTATTCATCCGTATTATGATTGGGTGATGAATTCCCTTGACGAGCTTGAGCTTGATGAAGGGTCGTGGATGGACGACCTAGATTTGGAGAGTACATGGACATGAAATTACCAGCCCTGCTATTTACTACAATAGCCCTATTAGCACTTGCGTTGAACGCCTTTGCCGGTCCCCCAGAGGATGCGCGGAGGTTAATGATTCCATACCCCTCTATCTGTACTCCCAGCATGACAGAGATGATGGGTGCACTAACAACGGACTACGCAGTACACATTTCAATGACCTTTGAGGAAACCCCAATCACAGGCGTAGTAGTTTTACATAACCCCAACACACAGACCGCTGCTGTCCTACACATTAGCGAAGCGAGAACGTGCTTAGTCTTTTCCGGATTAAATGCACAGACATTTGTAAGGCCGGAAGGTATGGCGCCACCAGAGGTGGAAGTACAACAAGACTTTGAGGAGTCATAATATGAGCGAGGTTAGCGATGTGGAGATTGGAAAATTAATTCAGAAGGTCGATAGCCTTGAGACTATGGTAAGGGAGCAGAACGACAGGCTGGATAGATTAGACCAGCAACTAGAACGCACCCGTGGAATAGGAATCGGGGTGGTACTCGCTACCGTGGGATTAGGTGGGCTTGGTGGTTCACTATTCACAAAGTGGTTAAGCGGATGAGTCACCTCAAGGATATTAACATGAGTTGGAGTATGCACTTATGGTGTGCACTGACGCTGGCATACAGATTATGTCGTTTATCGTTGATTGCTGTGGTACATGGTCTGTTACCATTTATATTTACATCCAAAGTATCGGATGAAGTGAACAAACTAAATGAAGAACTATCGTGACCATAACGGTAACAGAGTCAGCAAGAAATAAAATTGAATCTATGTGTATAGAAAGCAGTATGGTAGCGGTTAGACCTTTCGTTCAGGGAACTGGCTGTGCTGGTATGGCGCATAACCTTACTTTTGCAGATGAAAAGCTAGAGCGCGACACAGAGATAGTACCCTACCTTATTATCGACCCTATCGCATACCAGTTTATGGACGGGGCAACAATAGACTACGATACCTCCGGCATGAGTCCAACCTTTGTATTCACAGATGTATTTAAGGGACAGGGTGGTACAGGAATGTGCGGAGGTTGCGGAGGTGCAGGGCATTGATTACAGTTACACAAGATGCTATAAATCAAATGAACTCCATCCTTGAGAAAAAGGAAGATGAGATAGTACGATACGAACTACGGGGAGGAGGATGTGGTGGATTGATAGCTGAATGGAAGACAGAACCACGCCACGAACCAGAACAAGGCGAAATGACTTGGGACTTGGCCCACGGTAAATTTGTGGTAGATGAGGCCACGACCTTGTTCATAGATGGTGGGGTAGTCAACTATGATCTATCAAATTTTATGCCCAACTTCATTGTTAGTGTCCCAGATAAGGGCCAATGTGGGTGCGGTTCGTCTTTTGTTGTTCCCAAAGACTACACCTTTGGAAAAACTGCATGAGTTGGAAGGAATTTATATTCCCGGCTTGTATGATTGTTCTGATAATGGGTATCCCCATAGGGATAGTTCTATGGGTTAATCACGCGATGGAAACATCGTAGTAGCAAGGTTGCTGGATTAAAACGATTGGTGGATAAATACATGAGGATACGATAATGCCGTGGATAAATGGACGATGGGTAGAAGAAGAACAAGATTGGTTGAACAACATGGGTATATGGGATAGGCTCCTAGATCAGAAAACTATTTACGATAAAGGGCCGGGAACAACGCTTATCCCTTCTAATTTCCCATCTCCAAGGAATACGTTACCAGGAATTTTAGAAGGTGGTGATGGTGTAACTCCGAGGTACAATCCAACGATAGACGAATCCATTATAAACGAGAGCATCAGCGCGCAAGCACCGGCTCCCGGCAGCACGACGACAAGCCTTTTCTCAATGCCCGCGCCATATCAGAGATATGTGGCACCCCAGCAACAGGTTCGATACATGGCACCTCGAACTCCGATGCGACTATCGACTTATGATGCGCCGGGGTTAAGGCAGACACCCGGGTGGCGTCCGATGGTAGCACCGCAACAGCAGTTTCCCCCAGCACCGCCGCAGCGGATGATGCCTCCATTGAATATACCGGGGCGATTGCCAGCACCGGTTCAGCAACCTATATATGGCCCACAAATGCAGCCAACGATGCCTCCACCATTCGATCCGACGCCACCATTCGATCCGCGGCCACCTGAGTTTGTGCCTCCGACTCAGATAGCACAACCCCCGGTTAGGCCACCTTTCATAGACCCTCCGCCTCCGACAATAGTACGGCCACCTAGACCACCGGTCAGACCGCCGATAGTTCAACCTCCTCCTCCACCACCGATAATAGTACGGCCCCCTAGACCACGCCCAACACCTCCGCCAAAGCGTGTAAAGCGCACAGTGGCAAGCAAGCCACCGGCAACTCGCCCGGGACGCACGCAGGAGGGTAGAGGACCGAGGGGTGCGCGCACCATTACGGGCGTTGCAAGATCGCAGAACACCCAGCGTGGTGATCGATAACAATGAGTAGCGTAATGGATCATTTATATTTCGTCCGTATGAGCTGGTGGCACCACGCTAAAGGAGCTTGGGGGTTGTCATGGAGATTATTTCTTTTGTCATTGACTGCTGTGGTACATGGGCTGTTACCCTTTATGTTTTTATCAACCACATCTGATGGAGTAAAGAAGATAGCGAATGACCTGGATAAGAGAGACTATACATAACTTTAGTTGTATATTTTGTAATCGACATTGGTCGATAGCTCTAGATCATGGGGCCGAGCACGTTTTAATGAACAAGGAGTTGCATTGCCCGTGGTGTGGTGGCAAACACATGTACCTAGCAGATGAAGACTTCAGGGGGCAGGCACATCAACACAAGAAAGCAAAAGTGGAATGACTATAACAGAAGCGGCACAAACAAAGGTGAACCAAGTTCTGAATGGCGACGGCTTCTTGGGCGTACATTTGGAGGGCGGCGGGTGTTCGGGTTATCAGATAAAACTGAACGCATCCACCGACCTGCCATCAGACGCACAGATGCTGTCCGAGACAATCTTCTCAGACCCCACCTCTTTAGAGCTTTTGGGTGATGCCAAGATGGACTGGGTAGATGATCCCTTTAGGCCCACCTTTCATTTCACACCCCCTACTGGGGCGCAATCATGCGGATGTGGTAACAGCTTTACTGTATGAGTGACGGGTGGTTTGCCCTATTGATGATAATCCTAATCTTTGGAATATCTATGGGTTCTGCATTATTAGCAAATTGTATGTTATTAAACGAGATATGTTCATAGGAGACAATATGGAAAAATGGAAAGAGTTAAGCGCTGGAAAGAAAAGATTTTGGGTAGCCGTGGGGATCATAGTGGTAGTGGCCGTAGTAGGTTGGGTCACTGGCTGGTGGTCCTCGCCGGATGTGCCTGTACAGTAGGATGCACGACACTAAAGAAAGCGGGGGTAGTCGGCCTAGCAGCCGGGGCGGGTGCAACTGTGGGGACTGTCTTGTCGGGGGGTGCTGCTGCACCGATACTGGGAGCCACGACAACTGCCTTTGTAGCCGATGTGGTGACGGAGGCGACCTCGATTGGCGGTTCGCGGACGGGGCAGGACATGACTAACTGCGCACCTGATAATTTTTGGAGCCTGCTGGGCTCTCTAGTGGAGATGGGTGGATGGTTACTGATATTGGTAGTGGTCGCACCGATGGTGCTGGGGTGGATATTGCCCGGACCATTGGAGAGAAAGCAAAAGCAAAAGCGTTAGTCATTGTAGAGTGGCAGGATATTATATCCGACGATGGCTGGGTGGTTGCGGAAGACTGTGAGCTGCCTACCTTTTACACGGTGGGATGGCTAGAGTATCAGGACCACGCGGTAATAAAGATTGCCACAACCCTAGATTTTGAAGACGCCCTTGAAGAACACAAGAAAAAAGAAAAGCCGATAGGGTATGCAATCACTTGCTTCCCTACCGGCTGTGTTACTTCTCTTTCTTTTTTAACCGCGCATATTCATCGAGAGTCAGACCCTCGTTCCGAGCAAACACCTCGGCCCATGTTCGACCAGACGGCGCTAACTGATGTCGCAGCCGCCAGCAGTGTCTAGCAAAACACAGGCGTCGGTGCTGCTGTTGCTGTTCCTCAAGCAGCTCTGGTGACAGGCGCACGATCGGTTCGGCAGAATCTTGCATTTTCCTCCCTCCAACCAAGCACCTTTTTACCGTCGAGTTTAGTTAACTCATCCCAACAATTCCTGTCCAGAACCTTGATGGTTCCTTCCGGTAGAATAAGAAACTTAAAGAAATCATAGAGCTTGTGCATTGCCATACTCATTGGCAAGCTACTGTCCCTGTGATACTTATCCTCATCAGCGCAGACAGCAAACGGCCTGATGTGAGCTACCTGCACCACCATGGTGGGGTACCACTTCTCGTCTATGCAACACTGCACCATACCGTCCACTTCTTTGGACATCACAACCCACCTACGCAGGTGGTCGCTCCCTACCCTGCTACGACCTGAGCTGTAAACCGGGTCGCTAGACTTTATCCGGGGCGGAGTGTACACGCTCCAATCATTAGCCACAGCTCGTGGCGCTAGATCCTTCTTGTCTACAAACTCCCAGTGGTAGCCGCCACAGGTAGGCTCCTTGCCAGCTGCTGCCTGACCTATGTGAGATCCAACTAAGCTACCACCACTCTGTCCCGGTGGACGCGAGGCTTTGTCCGCTTTCATCCCTGCCCATATACCAGCTAGAGATAGCGAGGGGAACACCCTGTTAGTCTCTACACATCGAACTCTTTTACTGCCTGCCATAACTCACCTCTTGTTTTTTAGTTGACGCAATCTCCCATGGAGTTGTTGCGCACCCAGAAACGCCCGAAAGTCTGCATTAATATCTTCAGACTTACCGGCCTCGAACTCACCCGTTTTCTTATCGAACCTCAGAATCCAGGCAGACTCTATGGCATCACCATGCACCTGAGCCACAGCCTCTGCGTAGGCAGCCACCTGTAGGAAATACTCGTCCCATATACCGGTCGAGGTTTTGAAATCTATCACGCAGAACTCATCATTAACGTACGCCACGGCATCCACTGTGCCGGCGTAGTTATACTGTCTGTTGTAGATTCTTTCCTCTGACGATACCCACTCAATATTATTCTGAGCAATCCAATCACGAAAACCATCGATCGCTGAGACAGCTCGTTCATCTGTCGGCATGGTCGGCTCCTCGCCGTTGCCCAGCTTCCAGTTGATAGCTTCCTCGCACCACTGATGCACCCTAGTACCAACGTCCCTAGCCTCTTTCGATGTGGCTCGGAACGCACCGCGTATACCATTGTACATATCATCTAGCGTAACCCCATCAGCAAACACAGGATGTGCATCCCTGTCCTCCTGTTCGGGCACCATGGATGTGTTGTCCATGAACCAACGAGCCCCCTCCTTTGCCGCCCACGGCATCAGAGCAGGCTTGTTGATCACGCCTAAGATAGTGGTGACGCTGGGGACATACTCACCACCAACTCGGTAAGTATGCCGCCCCTCGCTGAACTCAAGATCTACAGAGTCCCCATCAAAGTATTCAATCGAATACTTCAAAACGGTACGTCATCAGACACGGTGTCCCTCGCGGGATAGTCCGATGCTCCTGCACTACCGCCATCATATGGAGCCTGCAACTGACCTTTCATATACGGCTTGCCAGCTTTTGACACGTTTTTCCATACGCCTACCTCGAACGCTACTCCTTTGTACATACCCTCGCCCTTGTAGTTGGGCTGGTTATCTCCCTCGGTCTTCTTACCGTTGGGAAACATTACGATTGTGTTGTCATCTAATTCCATAGCCATCTTACTTTCCTCATGTTGTTTAACTGCATTACCATTGTATCATATATTGCATACATCACTCAAACATTGTTCCTCACTGAACCCACTTCTAATGTTTTCCCATACAAGTTCTGAAGAACTAGGGTAGGCGTATACACCATCATTCATATAAACGCCACCACTATCATACCCCGGAAGATCACTGTACCAGTCAAGTTCCTCGCCACTATAGAATCTCTGATAATCATCATGCCACATCTTAGGCTCGATACCTCTACCTTTTGTAAGGTAATAGTTCCATAATACCTCATCTGACTTCCTTATCTTCATCCACGATCTCATTTTTCTCATGGATGGTTTGTACCCTATCTCTTCCTCAACGGGCTTACATTCATAGTCCCAAGGCCAGTGCATCTCTACCGGCCTTTCTTCATCAGACCATTCAGGCACGACTCTAGGCTTTTCCATTTCACCTATTTGCTTTATGGCTTCCATTCTATAAGCTATAAATTCGGCGCAGTTTATACTTTGCCACTCAGGTTGGGCTTCGTATGGAGCAACTAAACCTATCGTACGACCACAATCGAACCACTTAAAACCATCCTCATCAATTGACTCTACACGCATAGTAGCATGATCGTATATACTTACTACTAAGCAATGAGATCGAACATAACCAGAATCAAGTGAATGAACTTTAATAAGATTAAAATTTTTCATATCCCACATACCCCACTCAAACATTGTGACTCACTGTTGTCCTCATATACCACCCCACGCTTAGCGTGCGCCTCCTCGTAGGGCACAGGCGTCAACGGCTGGCCACCCCTAGCGCCTGACGGATAAAATGTCAGGCCACGCAACCCATGCGCGTACTTGTGTACCATCTTTGCAAACTCCTCTACTTTAGACTCATTGTTTAGCTCACTGCCCCACTCGGGTAAGTTAATCGTGCTGCTGATAGCGTGATCAACGTACTTTTGCATGTCGAACTGCATCTTTATCCTGCGCTCAGGGTCCGCCGCTAGATCTACGGCTGACTCAATATCGTCTGGACTGATCCCGCCCTCGATGAGGGCTTGGGCTGTACCGTCAACGACAAACTGATGCTTCCATCTGGCGCCGTCCCCAAGATACCTTCTGCGGTATGCGACAGAGTAGACAGGCTCAATCCCACTTGTTGTCCCGGCAAGGATCGAAATCGTGCCTGTAGGGGCGATTGCTCTATATCCTTTTGGACGACTGAGAAAAAGTCTATCGCAGTGTACATTAGCTGATCTTTCTGATTCATCCTTGTATACCTTGAGCCATTGCCTCAGCTCATCATTCATTTCATATTTGTGTCCACGCTGCAACAGCCATTCGTGGACACCCATAAGCCCTAGACCGAGTCTACGGTTTTGCGCTCGTACTTCACGAACTTTGCCGTATGGTACCGTCGCCCGAATCGTAGTACAGACCAGCATCTTTGACGCAAGGCGGACGGCAGCCTTGAACTCATCAATCGTCTGTATGTTCGCCATGTTAACACTACCAAGACAGCATATGTCACTATCATCCTCGCTCGTAATCTCAGTACAAGCGTTACGCAATGTTTCATTACTCTTTTCTCCAAAGTTAAAACTGAATCCTGGCTCCCCTGTACGCATGGCTTGCCGGCAGTTCTCCACGAACAGATCCGGCATACCCTTGTGTTGCAGGAAAGCATCGTCATAGTTAATGGATATGTTCATCATATCCAGAGGGGCACGATAGTTAAAGTCAGCACGCTTAGCGTCAGCCACCGTAAACGGTGTGCCATCTTCGTTAAACGCACCAGCGATAGGCATATCGTGCCAGTTCTTGGCCCTTAGAAAGGACCACACATCCTCGTGCTGCCAGTTGAGGCTGCCATACTCTGCGGTGCGGCGCGTGCCACCCTGCATAACATGACGACCACAATCGTTCAGCATTTCTAACAGAGGCAGCGGACCAGACGAGATACCGCCAGTGCGGGACAACGTCCGGCCGGACGGGCGTATCGCAGATACGTCCATACCAATGCCACCCCCTGTCATAGTGCAGCTAACAGCTCGCCACACTAGGTCTGCCCATTCCTCTCGCGTGTCATGCTCGGCACGCAGCAGGTAGCAGTTGTTCAGAAAAGCTGTGCTAGGATCTCGACCGGCATAGTAGATCTGCCGGCCACCCGGCATGATCACGCAGCCAGAGATAGCTTGACGCAACCCGTCAAGATCCTCACGCGACAGCAAAGGAGTCTCGGTGCCGCCGCGGGTGCCACAGATGTAGTCAACAATGATCGAGGCGCGATCATCCCACGTTTCTAATGTGTTCTGAGCATACTTCCGCCTAAATATTGTCTCGCTAAATGCTGTTTTTAAACCGCCGTGTTCCATGTTGTTCTCCTTATGTTACCGGACCTAGATCAGCCCGCCATTGTTCTATCTCTTTGCCCTCACGGGCAGCCATTATCTCATCGTACCCCTCTGGTGTGGCCCACTTGGCCGGCACCTTTGCAGAGTTGAACGCAGCTGGGTGGTACAGGTATCGACCTATCCCCCAGTTGACGGCAGCTCTTTTCAGGGAGTCTGAGATCCCGCCTTTAGCGGCTTCTATATTGGTGTCATCAGCTCCGTCTGCTTTGGTCACCCACTCGCCGTCCACACGGCACGACAGGTAGCAGACCATACGCTCACCAATCCACTCGAACTTGCTTTGCCACCCGCCCGGACCAAACACCTCATCCAGACGGTCCATAACATCACGCGCTGTGATGTACACCAGCTCCCCGCTACCGCCCTGCCCCCGCCGCCATTTCAGCTTGGCGACGGGGAACGGACGTTTCAGAGCAATCTCTATCCGTTTCACTCGGTACCTCCATAGTTATCAGGCAACTCCGCAACATCATCACCCTCTACCAGTTCCTCGTGGTAGCTGCCATCAGGGTCGCGCCATGCTTTGTACTTGCGCTCGACCATGTGGCTGCGGACTATGATGGACGGGCTGTCTTTAGTACCCACATCATTCTCATACATCCGAGATCCGTACTTCATGGGCTGTAACAGCTCCTCAAATATAGACCACGGATCACGACGTAACATCATGCTTCTCATCTTTTTCTCCTGTTGAAAGTTTAACAAAGTGTTTTGCATCTACTACCGCTAGTGGCTGAGCCCTGTTGCGCTTGATGATCAGCAACGGTTCATGTTCACCAGCGTTAGCACACGCCTGTTTCCAAGCTGCCCACACGTTGAGCGACTCGGTGTTTTTACATTCTATACTGTACGGGAACAGTCGTCTAGCCGCTGGCGACAGCATCAGATCCTCTCCCGCCGCCCCCATTGACCTTGACTCTACGTCCGCTGGCTTTACTGGCAGTTCCCCCAACAATAGTGATCTCACCCACTGTTGCAACCGACGTCCCTTCGCTTTCGCTGACTGTGTTTTCATCCTTTTCCCCTACAATCCTGGGGCTGTCCCATTTAGTTTGATAGTTCATGCTGGCCGAGTCAAACCACAGGTCCAGCGTCGTTTCTGCTGTGTCAAAGTGTCGAGCTTTGGCTATCTCGAACGTGGCATCTGGTGCCGTAGCGTCCCGCTCTCGACGAGATGCCGGTGTTTTCTGTAGCAGCAGAACCGAGCAAGCCAAATTGGTTAGATCTGCACTACCAGCCACGCTGAATTTGTCCAGCCTGTCGTCCACACTGAGCCCCTTACGGGCATGGGTGATCAAAAGGATATGCACCCCTAGATCCCTAGCCGCGATCGACAGCGCCAACATCAGCCGCTTCTGGCCCTGATAATCATCCGATGGGATGTCGCCCATAGTCATGAGGCTGTCCACCACTATAAACTTCACCTTCAAGTTGGCCACGGTGTAGCGCACAACAGCCAGCAGTGTCTTGAAATTGATGCTGCCCTGCTGCCGGTAGAACCATAGCTTGCCGTTAGCCCAGCGCGTAAAGTCCAGCACCTCAGTCATGTCAGGAGAGGCTACTAAACTAGATTGCGTCACCATGCGGGCGAGGCTGTGCGGCACCGTCATTTCGAGCGAGACAATCAGAGATTTGAACCCCTGCTCCATAGCGTGTAGCGCGAACTGACCTGCCAGCATAGACTTACCGCTGCCTGACTGACCGCACATGAGGCTGGTGCTGCCCTCTTGCAACCTGAACTTGGTGTCGAGGCACGGCCACGGCAGCTTGATACCGCTCAGGTTTTCTCCGCTCATGCAGTATTGCAGCACCTCGTCGGTCCACTCGGCGGCTGCTCCAACCTGACGCTGGACCCCGCCAATACCCTCGTATTCACGCAGTTCTTCTGTGGTTATTTCTGGCATTTCCTTTTCCTGTTTGGGTCTAATTTGTCCAGCTCTTCCTTAGTATAATTATAACACGGCGCGACCTCCTTGGGGGGGCGCCAGTAGGGATTCCACTCGGCATGGTCCTTTGGCACAGCCATCATAGCGGCTGCGTCCCAGCGCACAGCTGAGTACCGGGCACGATCTTCTCTGTGGCCGTGGCTTGACGACACCACGCGATTGGGGGAGTTGTGATTAGTACCAACAAAAAAGTCTGGCTCGGCGGCCAGACGTTGTAGTTTCTGGTACATATAAAAAGCTTTTATGATAGCCTCATCAGCCTCACGCTTATGGTTTTTCCCTGACTTTTTTATGGTTTCAATATAGCTTAGGGCTGCCGTGAGCAACCGCTCCACCTCCACCTGTCCGCCACGTACTTTTTGCGCAGATGCTTGCTTTAGCAGCCCCTCCATCTTACGCAATGCACGCTGAATTCTTGTTATTTGTCGTCCCATATTAATAATCTTCCTGACGTATCTCCTTGATAATAAATAAAAAAACCAGGGCCCAGTTTGTGGACCCCGGCTGCAATACCCAACCTCACTCAAAATCACTGTACCAATTTTCCTGTTTAAGCCCCAGCTGGCCCCCCAGTTTTCTCAGGAGATTACCCACCTCGTGACAATCGTTGGCCATTGCTGACCCACACTCTAGCACGTCACTCGCTAGGCTCCGGCTTTTATTCAGAGCTTTGATAATATCCGCCCTATCTTGGGGCGTCAAAGTTGATTTGGACTTTTTTGTAGCTTTCTTGCTCATGGTTTATTCCTCACTATAAGTTCCGTTATATGGATTTGGTTCATGGTCCTCGTATCTGGGGCCATCATCAGCAGAGTGTTGGCCCTCATCGCCAGCATACAGCGAGCCAGCACCACCAAACTCATGGTCCCACTCGGCAGCTGTGACCCCTGTCATCAGGAACTCACGCTCCGAACTGCTGAGAAACGGGAACACCGTCTGAATCAGCTCGCCACCTTGCCACCGGTCCAGCTGCACCTGCGTAACAGGCAGCTCCATCGTGTGGGCGGTGCCCGAAAACATAGACTTCTTAGTGATCATCATTTCAATTCTCTCCATTCAGATGGGTGATACCAGCTCCACTCCTGTTTCTCTAGGGAGTGAAGCACCATTGGGGATACATCTTTTATCGAGCCACCAAGGTAGCCCTGCTTGCTGTCGGCCAGCACCACTACGATCTCGGCAACGTCGCCGGTGTCGGTGTGCTTCAGCTTGACTCGCTGACCGCGTCGTTTCATAACTCCTTTTCCCACACCTTTACCCCATAGGTTTTAACGTCCGACACATAGGTGTCTCCATATTCCCAGCTACCGTAGGTGTACGGCGATTTCGCTGCGACAAACCAGCGAGCGTGGGGGTTGGCAGCTTCCTTGTCAGGGCGCTGATACTTCTTGAGTACGTGCCATGTCCAGCCAGTTTCTTCGTTTTCCCACACTTCATATGGGTCATCTACACGGCGGGTTTTTCCACACTCGTTTTTCATAGCTATCTCCTAGACCGGTACTACCATCAGATTGTCGGCTAAAAACCACTTGCCGCCTTGGGAATTGGGGCGGATCATTTCCGTCACCCCGCGCAGCTCCACTTCACGCCAGACCCTGCCTTTCTCAGATAGGTGCGGCGCTACCGGGGCGCTGGTCGCGTGCCACTGCGGCCGCAACTTGAAACCCCTCGTGGGGTGGGATTCTGCCGGCAACCAATGGCCGGCGGGAATTCGCTGTCTGCGGTTGATGAAGAGGGGCCCGATCGACCCGTCTTTCCTGAGGTTAAATAATTTCCAAGCTCTCATGTGCATCTCCTAGCTTTCCAGCCACTCGTCAAAAGATTTATGGGGCGCCGGGGCGCACGCTTTGTAGATTGCGTACTCATCGGCCAGCTTGCCGAACATCTTAGAGAGCCCGTCGGCTCGACCGCTGCCGAAATTTGCTTCTCGGCTGTGGGCTCGCTCCCTTCTCCACTGCGTCTGTTGCTGGTGTCCGTTTCTCATTTTCATTTCTCCGTTGACTGAGCCCAGTATAAACGATGGCGCCAGGCGCTGTCTACCTTTTTCTGACTTTATTTTTACGCCTTTAGAATCAATGGCTTGCGCCTAATAGATTACTATTATAGAAGAGAATACTTTGTTGTTAGTTGTATCCGACAACTCAATCATGATCGTTAGCGCTCGATCCATCGGATGCCAAGGTGCTGCATTGCTGACGCCCTCAAGACGGGGTGGTAAACATCGATAACGTGCCCATCAAACATGGGGCCGGCCTGGCAGAGCCGTAAATCTGGGATGATAAGATCAGCATTGGACCAAGCCAGCTCCCGTAGAGGGGCACATACGTCTAAATGACAGTTCCAAGAATAGTGTACCAATTCTGTACCAATATAGGGGGGAAGATTGGCCAGGATCTCCGACCATCGCCGTAAGTCTCCGACCATGCCAGATCGGTCGGGTGAGAAGCACCAGCGGGCGAGAAAAATGCAACGAAATTTAGTCGCGAAACATGCCCGATCGTTCAACCAGTCCGCGGCATATCGTGACAGGAAAAAAACACCACGAGACAAACACCCAGCGAACACGCTGCAGGAGGCGCTAGAATCGCCCCAGCGTGACGTTTAGGCGTTTGTCCGTACAGGTACACCAGCAAAAGAAAACCCCGCCGTAGCGGGGCTCTCGTGCGTTACTAGCGCCTACTTATGCTGGGGCGCCTATTTGTACAGTGTAGCACGACTGGCGGCAGCCGTGCCGCGTTACTGGACCGTGTATGAATTTGAACACTGGCCGCACGGGCGGCTCTGGGTCGTATTGTGGCAGCAGCACTTTAACTTGTACTCGCTGGCCACGGTATGTGGTGTGGTAATTGTCGATAACTAGACTGCCGGCAATATTGTTCATGTCAGACTCTCCGTTTTGATTGATTTGAATCGGTAGCGCAGCCGGTCACTGATGGGCGTGTTTGCTAGAAATACAGCGCGAGCGAATCCGGCCGGCGTGGCACTGCGAAAATTCTTACGGTCTGGACCGGGCGCCGCTTTATGTATACGGTCGTCGGGTTGGCAATCTGGATCACAGTCTGCCGCCGGCATAACCATGCCGCCGCCGGTCCACAAACATGTTTTTTTCGTATAACAGTCTGCCGGCTCTAGCCCGCTGTACTGCCACGGGTGATAGCTGTAGTCTGGTTTTCGCCAGTACGTGCTAATAGTGCTAACCGGGTTTTCTATATAGTACGGCACGGGCGGGTATTCTCCGTCGGTCTGGAAAAATTCGCAGAAATCTGCCGCTGTAGCGAACATGTGAACGCTATCAGCTAGTGAGCGTAAACCCTTACCCTTAAACCAGCGAGCGCCACTGACAGCTAGCGAATCGCATGGCGGGTAGCAGGAAATAAACGCGACACGCTCAGCTATACCGCGTAGTGAATCCAGATCATCAGAGCGCCCATTTATAACGCGCTCAATTTCCAGCAGTATGTTAGCCGGCTCTATATCTAATAGGTCTAAATTGATTTTCCAGATACCGTCGGACAGATGGTACTGTCCGTCAAACACTGGATGCTGGTTGTCGAATGTGACGCAGTAATAGCCCGCGTCACGCCACGGCTTCAGTGATTCGCCGGTTTTGTCGAATAGTGAAATTACGATATCTCTTTTCATGTCAGACTCTCCGATAATGATTTTTTCATAGTGCCGTGAGCCCTAAACCCGATAATATAGGGTCGCTCACTAGCACATAATTTACAGTCTACACACTGAATATTGGCAGACTCTGCCGGGCAGGCTACTATTTTGCGGCCGTGCGGCGTGTAGGACACTTTAGGTGCGTCGATGGGTAGCACTACGGTTACAGGAAAGCCGGTATCGTATTTAGTATCGGCGTCGGTGATGTTATCGGCGCTCAGATTCTGAACAAAACCACGGGCTCTACCTTTTTCCCATATCGCGATGTTATGCGGCGTGGGCTCGTGATGGGTGTAGTCGATATGCGGGTTTCGGCCGGTACATTCTACTTTATATAGATAGTCCGACTCGATCACGGCGCCGTCGTCGTGCGGGTCATCTCCAGCGAATTTATGCCGTATTACGCGACTACGTGGTAGCTTGCGTAGATTATCCAGCGTGTCACGGTAGCTATCGCCACGAGCGCCACTATCTACCTTTTTCCAGTGCCAGCTGATGGGACCATGTTTAGCATAGCATGGGCCCGGTTTACGATTGCCGGCAGCGTCAACTATATATTTTAGTGCACAGCTATCCGGGCAGCTATCGCTGGATATAGTAGTGCCAGCTACCGGCCCGGTCTTGTTATTGCTAGACCGTGCGGTGTAATGTGCGTTAGTCGTCATCTGACTCTCCCATGTTACCTAGTGATACTATAGATATAGCTACCGCTGCCAGTAAATAGAGTACCGGCACTAATGCGGCAGCTACTAGTAGTCCGAATACGGACCATCCGATTATCGCTTCTATCATAGTAGTGTCTCGATTGATTAGTGACAGACCGAATATAAACGATGGGCAGCTAGACTGCAACCGGTTTTGCCCGACTATTCTTTATCAGCTGAGAAGCAGAGCAGCAGAGAAGAGAACAGCAGAGCAGAGAGAAGCAGAGAGAAGCAGAGCAGAGCAGAGAAGAGAGCAGAACAGCAGAACAGAGAAGAGAGCGCGAAACAATGTGCGGACCACGCACACACACGGCCGGCAAACCAGTCCAGCAGATAGAATCGCGCAGATAATAACCCAGTAAAATAGTATGTTCGCATAACTAGTAATATGTAAAGTAGGAAACCCCACCGATCGGCAGAAAAAAGTAGTCAAGATCAGATCTGAAGAGGCCCCTGGCCCCCCTTTTTGTTTTCTCTATTTTTTATATATCCTACCCATACAGCGGTGGGCAATTTCAACCAACATAAGAATACACTAATATGGCTACTTGGGAAGACTGGAAAAAGGGACTACTAGATGTAGCTGGGGGCACGCACGAGGCCCTTGGATTCCTCCCGTCAGCCCTTGGTAGCGTGCTTATGGCCGCCCCAGAAGCTGGTGCAGCTGCTCTGGATTGGTCTGACAGGCCCGAATGGCTTGCCCCGTCAATGACCCCCTGGACAAAGAAGGGAGAGGGTGTTGAGGGTATGCCCTTCTGGAACCGTGAGCAGGGTGCTGAGCAGTTCGACAAAGCTATGAATCGCTGGCAGTATCGGCCGAAAACTAAAACCCAGTCTGGAGCAGCATCGTCCGCCGCTCTTGGAGACTTAGTGGGCCTTATTGACTGGCCATTCGCAGAATTTGGGCGAGGTGTTGAGGGTATGACAGGTAGCCCTGGGGTTGGCGAGGCAGCATACTGGATCTCATCCCTTGGAACGGGACTTACGAAGCCTATAGCCACCGCCATCAAAAAGGGGGTAATAGCCCCACTCTCGACAGAAGCAAAATTGCTGCGACAGGGCTGGTACAGTGGTAACCCCATGGGGCGTGCCCAGCATTATGTCCGTATGCCAGCAGAGATGGTGGCCCGGAAAACGCTTAGCACCGTGGGCCCACAAGCCGCTTATGATGCTGCCCGTGGGTTTAGCTCAGCCACCACCAGCGCAATGCGTAGCATACAGAGTAAGATAGACAATCCTGTTCCCGGCGCTGATATACCCAAGCTAAAACGCAGTTACGTTAACGAGGTCGCAAAGGAGCTTAGTATGCGCCGTCAGTACGGGCTGGAGATTCCACCGGATCTGGCACAGGCCGGCAAGGGAATATTCCCACGGGAGATCCAGGTCACCGGTCAGCAGCTTCTTGACAACCCCCAGACGCTATCAGAGCTTACTGGGATGCAGATTACGGATGAGGTTGCCGGTCACATAACCCCGCATATTGTGCGTGAGTTTAATGCGTTAGAGCGCGGGCTACCGCTCAACTTAGCGCACAAGGTAGAGAGTCTGGAAAGTACAGGCAAAATGATGACCACGTCCTTAAAAGCCTCCAGGCAGAAGCCCTTGCTGAAGAACGATCATTTGATTAACCCTGATTGGCCGCCGATCAAAACAACAACAGCTACGAGGAGTGACAAGGCCGGAACGCCATATAGGGCAAAGATAGCGGATCAGCCTCTATACTCAATGCAAGCAGCGTGGGACTCCCTGATGACAAAACGCAGCAAGGGGCAGATTCCAGACAGAAGGTTTACTGCTCAGGATTTCCTTAACGAAATTGATGAGTTGAATCTGGCCAAGAAAGCAAAATTCCAGAAAGAGCTTGATTTACGCGCTATGGGGTGGCGAGAAGCTACTGAGGGTAAGACCGTAGCTAGTAAAAAACGCTATCGTGAAAGTGAGACAGTGAACCTGAATGGGGAAACAATCAAAGTTTTCAAGTTGCAATATAACAAAAACGGATCTATAAAAACATCTCTCAAACACAGACCCGTCTTTCTAAACAGACCGCCTGGGATTGGAAATGATTTTAGACAGCTTAATGATCGTGGATTTCGCAGCGCGGGCAAAGATGGGCTTATTAGTTGGGGTTTTGAGGGTCTTACGGGTGATCAGCTGCTAGGCCATGTGCGAGTACGCACGGTTCTAAACCCTGAAACCGGTCGTATGTTCCAGATAGGAATGGATCAGTTGGCTCTAGGTGCAGGAAAAGGATGGTTAAATAAAGTTACTGAAGGCGGTATGAAAAACCAGTTCATCTCGATTACCCCTCAACGCATGTCTTTTAGTGACGATATTTTAGCGAAGCACAACCTTAAAGGCCTTAGCCATAAAGACGCTTGGGATCTTGGGGAGGGGTTGTCCAGAGGAGAGCCGCAGGCAGGGATGGCTTATCAAGACATACAGAGGGCAGCCGCCCTGCATAAGGGACCAACCACACAACAGATAGCGGGGCACGTAGGCCGAACCTCTGCCCCACAGGTGGCGATACAGACAGCTAAAGGTCTAGAGGCGGCAGACAGAAAACGTGAACCCCAACAGGGACTATTAGGGCCATATTAATGCGAACAGAAATGCAAGAAACCTTCATCGAACAGTATTGCCTAACCGGTAGTGCAGCCAAAGCTGCGGCTACCGCTGGTTACTCCTCGCCTAAACAGCGGGGCTACGAGCTTAAAAACAAGTTCGCAGGAGAGATCGAGCAGCGTCAGAAGCGCATGTTGCAGGATTGCGTACCCGGAGCTATAGCACAGTTGCAGAGCCTAGCGCAGAGCGCTGAGAGCGAATCAGTGCGTCTGGGAGCTGTTAAAGATGTGCTGGACAGGGCTGGGCTGAAACCAACAGAAAAAATACAGCAGGAGATATCCCACGTAGAGCAAGCCTCCACCGATGAGCTACAGAGGGAGCTAGAAGCTCTAATGGGTACATCCACCCCTACCGTGGTACCTGACATGGTGAACTGATGCCTATAAAAAGATGCACACTACCCACGGGAAAGAAAGGATACAAATGGGGGACAAAAGGAAAATGCTATGCAAGTAGAGCCGGTGCCGAGCGTCAAGCGGCGGCCATTGGCCACGCGAAGCGAACTAGAGCAAGCGGTAGAGGTCGCTAGAGAACTACGTCAACGCGAGCGATATAACAAGCTCGATTTCTACGATCCTTACCCGTACCAGAAAAGGTTTCACGAAACAGGTGTAGACGCCAACCAGCGGTTGCTGATGGCGGCAAACAGAATTGGAAAATCCTACTGCGGCGCAGCGGAGATGTCCTACCATGTTACTGGGTTGTACCCAGATTGGTGGAATGGGCGTAGATACAGGCAGCCTATAGTTGCGTGGGCAGGAGGGGTTTCTAACGAAACCACCCGTGATATTGTACAACATGAGTTATTGGGTTCCCCCGACGACCCGGACGCCTTTGGTTCTGGTGCTATACCAAAAAATCTAATAATAAAAACCGAACGCAAGCCCGGTGTTCCTAACGCCAAATCGGTCGCCCTAATCAGGCACGTTAGCGGCGGGAACTCTTCTTTATTCTTTAAAGCCTACGAGATGGGTGTGGAAAAGTGGCAGGGCCGCAGTGTTGATTGCGTGTGGCTGGACGAGGAGCCAAGCAGGGACATATACTCTCAGGCTGTTACTCGAACCCTCGATCGCCGTGGCATGGTTTACATGACGTTTACCCCAGAGCGGGGGATGACTGAAACCGTAGCCTCGTTTATTAACAGCATAAAGCCCGGTCAGGCTCTGGTGAACGCCACCTGGGACGATGCTTCACAATCCGTAATGTCTATGCGTGGCCAGCGCGGTCATCTGCATGAATCCATTATGGAGCAGATACTGAGCAGCTACAGCCCGCACGAGCGCGAGATGCGTCGCTACGGGCGCCCATCGATCGGCAGTGGTCTGGTTTTTCCGGTGATGGAGGAAAAGCTGATAACAGATCCCGTTGCGCTTGAGGACCATTGGCCCCGTATCTGCGGGATTGACTTTGGATTTGACCACCCCACAGCCTGCGTATGGATGGCTTGGGACAAAGATGAGGACGTGGTGTACGTGTATGACTGCTACAGGCAGTCCAAAGCGTCACCAGCTGTACATGCTGCGGCAATTAAAACACGCCCCCAATACATCCCTATTTCGTGGCCACATGATGGCAACCGCAGGGACAGCATGGGCAACCCCGGGCTGGCTGAGCAGTATCGTAGCCTAGGGTGTAATTTTCTACCGTTTCATTTTGAGAACCCTCCCGCGCTTGGTCAGAAGAAAGGTGGCAACTCTGTTGAGGAGGGTATTATGGCGTTGCTGCAAAGAATGGAGTCCGACCGGTTCAAGGTGTTTGCAACACTGGGGGATTGGTGGGAGGAATTTAGGATGTACCACCGCAAAGAGGGGAAGATCGTTCCCATTCGCGACGACCTAATGGCGGCTACACGATACGCCGCACTAACGCTCAGGTTTGCTGTGCCTGGACACGATCCAGAATGGACACAAGACCTTGAATACAAAAATTATGGAATTGTTTAATGGCTGAAAAAATTACAGAAGAAGAACTGGTAGGAAGGATACGGGATGAAATTACCGACTCTCTGGGCTATATGGGTGATACCATATCTTCTCAGCGCGAAAAGGCCATGGAATATTACTATGGGCTACCGTTTGGCAACGAGGTAGAGGGCCGCAGTCAGTATGTTGATACTACCGTGCAGGACACGATTGAGTGGATAAAACCCGCCCTTATGCGCGTGTTTGCCTCTGGTGATCAGATGGTTAAATTTTCCCCACATGGCCCGGAAGACGTGGCTATGTCTGAACAGGCCACGGATTATGTTAACTACGTTTTTACAAAAGACAATCCGGGCTGGGAGATCCTCTATTCCTGGTTTACCGACGCGCTTCTGTCAAAAAATGGTATCGTAAAAGTATGGTGGGATGAGTACAGCAACGAGGAGCGAGAGGAGTACCACGGTCTTACGGCTATGGAATTCGAGGCTCTGCTGTCTGACCCGTCTGTGGAGGTTATAGAGCATACTGAGTACACCGATACAGAGTATGAGGCTGAGGAGGCTGAGGAGATCCCGCCGCTGCCTGCTGCTGCTGCTGCGCCCGCCGCGCCCATGGCTGCTGTTGGTGAGGTTCTTAACGATGTTGTCATAAAACGAAAAGAGCACACCGGAAAAATAAAAATAGAAAACGTGCCGCCGTCTGAATTTCTTATTTCGAGAGAAGCCAAGAGTATACAGGAGGCTAGGTTTGTCTGCCACAGAGTCCGAAAAACCCTGTCCGAGCTCAGAGAAATGTACCCGGACGAGAAATTTGATGTACAAGATTTAGGTGGTGGAGAAGACGACGCCTTTAGCAACGAGCGTGAAGCAAGGTTTGATTTTGATATCAGCTCTGGATTTTCTTTCGGAGAAACAGAAAGAGAAGAAGCCCTTAGAACTTATTGGCTGAACGAATCTTTCCTTCTGACAGACTACGATGGAGACGGAATTACTGAGCTTAGAAAAGTTTGTACTGTAGGTGATTATGTTCTTGCTAACGATGAGATAGATTCTATACCGTTTGTTTCCATAACACCCATAAAGATTCCACACAAGTTCTTTGGCTTGTCCATAGCCGATCTAGTGATGGATCTTCAGTTGATGCGTAGCACGCTGATGCGTAACCTCATGGACAACATGTACAACCAGAACTTTGGTCGGTACGCGGTGCTGGAGGGACAGGCTAACTTAGACGATTTGCTCACACAACGCCCGGGTGGCGTAGTGCGCGTAAAAACACCCAACGCAATTACCCCCCTGGCCACCCCCGCGCTGGAGCCTTACACGTTTCAGATGCTTGAGTATCTGGATGGGGTGCGCGAATCTAGAGCTGGTGTGTCGCGTATGTCTCAGGGAATGAACGAGAACGCCCTGACCAGCCATACCACAGCAACAGCGGTTAACGCTGTTATGGGGGCTGCACAGAGCCGGGTAGAACTGATAGCCAGAAACTTTGCAGAGACTGGCGTCAAAGATTTAATGACTACTATATATGAGTTATTGCACAAAAACCAAGACAAGAAAAGAGTTGTTATGTTGCGTAATGAGTGGGTTCCGGTACGTCCTGATGTATGGCGGGATAAGTATGATTGCACTGTGTCTGTGGCTTTAGGTAGCGGCAGCAAAGATCAGCAGATGATGCACCTTAGCCAAATGCTCCAGTTCGCTGGGGAGGCTCTGAAAGGCGGTCTGCCTATTGTTAATGAGCAGAACATGTACAACCTCGGCGCCGCTCTTGTAAAGGCTATGGGGTTTCAGAATGTTGATGATTTTCTTACAGACCCATCAAAAACGCCACCTAAACCAGAAGAGCAAGACCAAGCTGCTATGGCTAAGCAACAGATGGAGCAGATGGAGTTGGAGATAAAGCGCAAAGAGCTTGAGATAAAAGCGGCAGACGTAGAGGTTAAAAGGCAGAAGATACAGCAGGATTATCAGAAAAACGCGGTTGACGCTCAGTTGAAAGTAGCAGAGCTAAAACTTGAGCGCGATCAGAAACGTGCGGTAGCTATAGGAGCGACATAATGCCAAAATATTCACAATACCCCGGAGAGTCTAGGGAGAGGTTTAAGGCCAGGATGGCGCGTCAGGCGGCCGGAAAGGGTAAGTATAAAGACACTAATGGGGATGCCGCCACATTAAAAGAGGTTGCGTCTGTCCTTTCTGGAAGTAAGACAAAATCTAGACGCACAAAAACAAAAAAGCCGGGTAGAAGGAGATTGTATACATAAAATATGGATAACGAATTAAGGGAACACAGGGCAAAAGCCCTGCTTGATAACCCGTTGTTTCAAGAAGCATTTGATGTACTAAGAGAAGATTTAATGGGCCGCTGGGAACACAGTGGTTCAACAGATTTGGAAGCTAGGGAATCAATCTGGCTTGCAATGCGACTGCTTGACAAGATTCATGGCCATGTAACGTCCATTATAGAAACAGGACACATGAACAAGATTCTCGACAAGCAACACCCATTCATCTGAAAGAGGATTTAATTATGGCGGACAAGCGACAAGAAGCCCCGCAAGCAGTAGAAAGTACGCAACCCGGTAGTTTATGGGAGGCACAAGAAGCATTACTCAAGATGACGGAACCGGAAACGGAAACCCCGGAAACTGATGAAGCACAACCTACAGAAGAAGAGTCTACAGAGAAAGCTCAAGACAAATCATTTGAAGAGGAGCCGGACGAGTCTGAAGAAGGCGAAGAAGGCGGTGATGATGATGAGTTTGAGGAAACCGACGATTACGAGACGACTGAAGAGCCCGAAGAAACGATCCTATATACTGTAAAGGTAAACGGAGAGGACACAGAGGTTACTGAAGAGGAGCTAATCAGAGGTTACTCCAGACATTCAGACTACACCAGGAAGACGCAAGAGTTAGCAGAGGAGAGACGGAATATTGAAGCCGCTGAGGTTCAATATCAATCCGAATTCGCCGCAATGCAACAGGAGCGTCAACAGTATGTTGAGGCAGTAAGCCAAACAATTCAAAACTCGATGGCTGGTTTGCAACAGTACAGTGATATAGATTGGCCTGCTCTAAAAGAGCAAGACCCAATCGAGTACATTACCAAGCGTGATGAGTATCGCGAGATACAAGAGAACGTGCGGGCTAATCAGCACAAGATGCAGGTGGAACAACATAAACTCGTATCCGAACAAAAGCAAGAACGAGATCACATGCTGCAAGAAGAGCATGGGAGGTTACTCGAAAAGATGCCAGAGTGGGGAGATCCCGCCGAGCAGAAACGATTAGCCAAAGATCTTAGAGATTACGCAATTAATCAGGGCTTTTTAGCGGATGAAATTAACAGCTTAGTTGACCATAGATCTTTAGTCGTTCTTTCAAAAGCATTGAAATATGATGCTTTGCAGAACGCAGACGTAAAATCTAAAAAGGTTAAAAAAGCTCCACGTGTTGTTCGATCAGGCAAGGGTACGGGCAAGAAAGAGGCTACCAAGTCAAAACAAGCTGCGAAAATGAAACGTCTACGAAGTAGTGGCCATGTCGATGATGCGGCTTCTATTTTGGAAGATATGTTTAATTCTTAATAAGGAGATAAATAAATGGCAATTGCTACAAATACGTCACTGACGTATAGTTCCGTAGCGATTCGCGAGGATTTATCTGACGTGATATATAATATCGCGCCCTTGGATACCCCCTTCATGTCAGGATGTGCGAAGACAAGTGTTGATAATACTTTCTTTGAATGGCAGACTGATACTATTACTGCTGGTGCAGCTAATAGAAAGATAGAAGGCGACGACAGCATTGCTGCCACCGCACGGGTACTTCCAACGCGACTTGGAAATTACGCGCAGATAAGTCAGTACGTGAATCAAACTTCAGGAACAGACGACGCTGTAAACTACGCCGGACACGGCAAACATCAGGCTTACCAGTTGGCTAAAAATGGCAAGCGCATGAAAAGAGACATGGAATCCATGTTACTTCAGAACATCGTAAGAAGTGCTGGTAGCTCAACTGCTGCCCGTGCAACTGCTGGTGTTCCTGCGTGGCTTGCTACCAACTATGTGTCGATGAATCCGACATCGGGTTCACCGGCTGCTGGTGCAACAGGCACGACTGCGATGACAGAATCTACTGCTACTGCTTCTATTACGGAAGCTGGCATTAAGAATGTCATCAAAGATGCCTACGAAGCTGGTGGTAACCCTGATCTTATCTTGTGTCCACCCGCAATCAAACAGGCTATTTCTGACTTGGCGCAGTCTGTATCATCTCTTAGAACTGAAACTAAGGGTGATGCACCTGCCCATGTCGTAGCCGCAGTTGACGTTTATGTTTCCGATTTCGGCACGTTTAAAATCGTGAGTGATCGAAATATGAACTCGACTGAGCACGTCTTCTTTCTGGACATGGACTTCTGGGCCATTGGTTGGCTTAGACCTTTCCAGACTGTCGAACTTGCGAAAACTGGTGATGCTCATAAGCAGTTGTTGCTTGCTGAGTATGGCTTGATTTCCAAGAACGAGAAGTCAAGTGGTATTCTTGCAGACTGCAAAGAGTAAGTAAGTATCTGGGGGTGGGGCAACTCACCCCCAACCTTATGCGGGAATTAGAAACTAACTGTCCTAATATACAGGACGAATACGGCGGGAAGGTAATATTTCCATTTGGGCCATGTATTTACCAGAACTTTATTTCTGAGGAACTAAGGAAGTCTCTTCTTAAAGAAGGGAAGAAGATAAGGAATAAGGATCACGACTATAATAAAAAACTAGCCGGTAATATGTATTTCGGCGGTTCTTATGATTATGGTAACGAGTATATCGTAGAGGTTTTTCCTGAGTTCCTGAAAATCCTGTTCCAGTGGTTTGATTTCATGGTTTACCATTACGATGGTGGTCGTGTAAATTTTGCACCGGGAAAGGAAGATTTAGAAGTTAATCTCGATACCCTGTGGATAAACTACCAAAGACGATACGATCATAATCCGCCACATCAGCATCACGGCATTGTTTCCTTTGTTGTCTATCTGGATGTTCCAAAGAAGATATTTAAGGAACAGGCCAAGTCTAATGTTCAAGATGCTGGTCATATAGTATTTAAGTACGGGGAGTCTATAAGTCCACTCAGTGTAAGTATGTGGAATGTTACCCCGGAGAATAATCTGATACTCATGTTTCCTGCTACCTTGGATCATATGGTTCATCCATTCTGGGTAGACGAGGAACGTGTAAGTGTATCTGGAAACTTTACATTAACTGACAGAATTGTACTGAGTCAGAACGGAGCATAAATGAAATATGTAGATAATACAGATAATGAAATTAAATCTGTTGCCAATAAAATGGTGAAAGGTAAAAAATCTGTGGAAAAATCGGCTACCCCTAAAGGTAGAGATGGTAAATACATTAGCGCAAAAGAGCCTCAAGATGCTGTAGGCTGGCTAAAGAAGGCATATGTTGATAATGATCCTGCTGATGGCGCACCGAAAGTAGGGAATATAGGGTATGTCTAAGAAATCAGTTGTAGGTTATTCTGAGCATAGGCGTACTGATCTACACATAGATGAGGCCGGTGATAAGTTTACAATAAATACTGTACAAGATGCAGAGCCTATTGTAGAAGCGAATAAAAGAAGGTACAACGATTATGGTGATAAGC